TTCAAAGAAGATCCTTTGGACTTTGACGGATATTGCGCTGAAAACTTGGAGTATCTTAAAGATGAATTTCACAATTCTTTGTAGCCTAAAATTTATAGATTCTAAAGGTCACGATTATTAATAATAAGGAGTGTAATATGTTGAATGACGACATGGGCGAAAGCCAAGCTAAGTGGGTAGCTTATAAGCCACAAAAAGATGAATGGGTGTATAACGATGGTGAAGTTTCTGAACAAGCCATGAGTTTTTTTCTATTTGATTATGAAAATATCAAACAAGGATGGGGCAAAGTGCAAGCAGGCGTATCGCCCGAATACAAATGGAGAGAAGATATTTCAATACCAGACACAAAACCAGGTGATGGTTTTAAACCTGCCAGATCTGTAGATCTGTATTTTAGGGATGAACATTTACAAGGCGTTTATTCCTGGACAACCAATGGATGGGGGCCTGTAACTGGTATCAATATTATTTATGAAAAAATAATAAATCACCCAGAAAAAAAAGAAGGAATGTTACCTGTTATCAAATTCACAGGAACGGAAGAAAAAAAATTCTCTGTAGGATCTACCAAGGTTCCACAGTTTGAAATCATTAAATGGGCAAAACGCCCTGCTGATTGGCTTAATGAAGATGTTGTTGAATCTGCGCCAGAAGAAGTAGCAGAGGATAAACCAGAAGATAATATTCCCTTTTAAGATCGTAGAATGGGGATTAAGGAATCAGCTAAAGAATACAACGCTTTAGGCTTTCAATTAGTAGCGATGAAAAGTGGCCATAAGGGGCCGCAGACCGCTAATTGGCATCAAAAAGGCGTAGACGTTGACCAATTAACTGATAACCAGAACATAGGCTTGATACATAATTTATCAAGCACATGCAGTCTTGATATAGACAATAGAGATGATGCTATTAAAGTCTTTCAAGACTATTTAGGGATGGACGCAACAGCAATGAAAAGTGCGTATCCTTGTTGGCGCGGTTCGCGTGAAGGTATTAAGTTTCTATTCAGGATGCCTAATCTTGAACGCATAGGCATTAAGAAACTGACCTACAAAGAAGGCGATAAAGTGATAACCGTTTTCGAGTTACGGGGATCTACGGGAAACGCAGGTTGCCAAGATCTGCTTCCGCCAAGCATCCACCCTACTGGCGTTCCTTATGAGTGGGTAACACCCTTACCCCAATCATTTGAGGAAATCCCCTTACTCCCAGATAGGCTAGTAGAGTTATGGTCTAACTGGGATGTTGAGGAGAAAGCGATGTTGCATTGCCTAGGTAAGTTCACCCCAGAGCCTATAAAAAGGCAATTGCCAACAAAGAGTGATAGTGCGGATGTAATAGATCTATTCAATAAGAAGTTCACGGTTAGTGAGATCTTAGAGAAGAATGGGTATGAAAAGAAGGGATCTAATCGCTTCTTATCTCCCCATAGTACGAGCAAAACGCCAGGAATCGTCTTATTAGACGATGGCACTATATATAGCCATCACGGCGGAGATCTATTAGGTGATGGCCATTCTCACGATGCTTTTGATGTAGCCAGGATCCTGGAAGCTAATTCAGATTGGAAAACGGCCTTTAATAACGCCAGATCTAATCTTGGTATGGAACAAGTGGTGTATGAAAAGCCAATAGACGTTAGACCGTTTAAATTCTTTCATGCGTCAGAAGCCATTGATAACGCCACTCCACCAAAATGGGTGATTAAGAACGTGGCAGAGGAAGATTCATTAATAGGTATGTTCGGCCCACCCAAAACAGGTAAATCATTCGTCACTATAGACATGGCAGCTTGTGTAGCAACAGGCGTTGATTGGCATGAAAAAAAAACGAAACAAGGTCTGTGTTTATACCTAGCAGGTGAAGGACACAGAGGATTGAGCAGACGTTTATTGGGATGGGAGCAAATAAACAACAAACCATTAAAGGATAGCAAATTGCATTATTCAGAGAGAGGAGTACAGATCTTAGATAATTTGGACGCAGAGATGATGCGTAATGAAGCGTTGGTATTGCAAGACACTTACAAAGAACGCCCTACCCTAATTGTTATAGACACATTAGCCAGGAACTTTGGCCCAGGTAACGAAAATAGCACAGAGGATATGAATAGATTTGTGGCTAACGTGGATCGTTATATAAGGGAAGAATTTAGATGCGCTGTTATTTTGGTGCATCATACAGGCCATTTAGAAGGATCCAGAGGTAGAGGATCTAGCGTGTTACCTGCTGCATTGGACGCTGAATATAAGGTATCTAAGAATGATGAAGGCATAGACAACAGCCATTGGTCATTAGATCTGGAACAAACCCTTATTAAAGATGGGCGTGGTATGGCTCCAATGCGATTCAGCTTCAATGAGTGTGAATTTATGCACTTATTAGATGAAGAAGGACAACCCACAACATCAGGTGCGTTGGTTACTGATATATATGTTGCACCAGAGAAACAAAAACAATTAGGCCCTAATCAGAAGATAGTTTTGGAAGCATTAGAAGCTGTGTACGCCAGGAAGGTTAGAGCAGCTAGAGGTAAAGGCGAAGAAGTGCATGAGGTTACGGTAACGCAGAAAGAATTAAAAGAAGAAGTGGGCGATATGACTACATCTGGCCTAAGTAATGCCAAAAAGGCGTTAATAAATGACCATAAAAAGATAGAGGAAGTGGAGCCTGGGGTGTTTATTCCAACGGATAAGGAGTTGTTTTAAACGCATAAAGTGACGCATAAAACGCATAAAACGCATAAATGAAACAAGAAATAACGCTTAAAACGCATAAAAACCCTATAGGGTTTATGCGTTTATGCGCTATTTGTTTATGCGCTATATATTTAAGCGATGACTAAATATAAGGCACCGCCGAACCCACAAAAAGATAGAGCAATGAAATTATTAGCAAGGGTTGAACAACGAAGATCAGAAATAAGCCTAAGATGGGGAGAAGATAGATTTGCGGATTTACTAGATCCCGATTTATGCGCTCGTTATTTACAAATGTGCGATAAGTTTAAATCAGTTAAGAATAAGACGAATTATTTTAGTGTTGAGCAAATGGCAGAAGGTATGTTGAGGGCCTACGATAAGTGTGAACAAAATGTACGCGCGCGCGGCCACAAGGAATTGAATGGTGAGATCTGGGCATTTACCTATAAAGACATAAGGTTTTTGGTGGTGAAAGACAGAGCCTTCTATGCCAAGGCAGTAGCAATGGCCAAGCAAGAAAATTGTATGGATAGTGTTTGGCACATAGAAGAATTGCTAAAACTAATACCCAAAGAATCATTTGTGTTTACAGATGCAATTAAGAGCAGCTTCCCAGGTGCGGAAGTTAAACCAGTAACAGAAAAAGATATAAAGGATGTTGGGCCAATAAGCCCATTCACAGGATGATATGAGTGAAGAAGATACATTTCGTACTACTTTCAGTACAGGCCAAGGTGTTACGTATGGCACAACCGCAACAGCAGCATCAAGTGGATCACTCACCCTTACTATTGACGGATCAGATTCAACATTAAGGAATCAAATAATACAATTAGAGCAGACAATAGAACGTCAACAACAAGTAATAGGCCGCTTGAACTTGCAAATTGAACACTTAATTGAGGATTTGAAAACACAAGAAGAATTAGAATCTGATGAGGGTTTTACAAAAGAAGAATTGGCTTTTATTTTGTCTAGGGTACACCCAGACAAAAACCCCGATTCAGAAATGGCGCATAAATTAACAACTAAATTAATAAAAGGGAGAAAGAAATGAATATAGATAAATTGATTGAAGAAAAAGGCGTGGATTACGGACGACCAGAATTATTTTTTGGAGCGTTATCTGAAATATGGACTCACATTCTAGGTAAGAAGGTATCTACAACAGATGCAGTAGCCATGATGGTTGTCTTTAAAGCATTGCGAGCAGCAAACAATCCAGATCTAAAAGACTCATGGGTGGACATCCAGGGTTACGGAAAGATAGGGGAAAGTTTGAAATAAAAATTTTAACTAATTAATATAAATTCTAATTATGACCAATAGACAATATAAACAAGATATAAAAGAAGTGTTGAACAAGCGAATCAAACAAGGTGACTCGATGCACGATATAGCAATGAGCCTGGATGTTGATAAGGCAACGGTGTCCAGATGGGCTAAGAAGTACAACATTAAAACTAACAATAAATTTCCCAGGGGCGATAAATGACACAGATAAGAGTAAGAACTAACGTCAAGGAAGTAACGAAAGGCCTTAACAAAATACAAAGAAAACAGATACCTTTTGCTACCAGTACAGCGTTGAACAAGACAGGTGCTTTGGTTTTAAAAGGATTGCAACGAGAAGCAACAAAAACATTTGAGGGTGGCGCAACACCATCTACCCAACGTGCATTAAAACCGCCAAAAGGATTGAAAGGTAAAAGACATAACATTCTGTTCAGTACCAAGAAAGATTTACGCACAACTATCTTTCTACCAGATTGGGCAGCCAACTATTTACAGTATCAAATTGAAGGCGGCATAAGAAAGACAAGCGGAAAGGGAACAGGTGTACCCACAAAGAATAAAAGATTAAATAAATATGGAAACATACCTGGAAGAAAATCTGGCTTGGTCAAGGGCAACAGACAATTTATAGCTAAGATAAAAGGCATTGATGGAGTGTGGGAAACTTCTAACAAGGGAACTAGGTTGCTAATTGCGTTTGAAAAGAATCCAAGCTATAGAAAAAAATTCAAGTATTACGAGACAGGCGGTAAAGTTGTTAATGTTCATTTTAAACGCAAGCTGAAACTCGCTATTAATAAGGCTTTGAGGACAGCACGATGAAAAGTAGGTTCTTTCTAGCCGATTACATCGAGGGTGATTCGCAT